GAAAACCTCGCCTACCCCGCCCGCATCGTCGGGCGGCTGCAACCCTTGTACCTCGCCTGGGGCCGGGGAGTGTGCGCGTGAGCACGGATGCCGTTCGCCTCCTCATTGTTACGGTGGCGCTCGCCCTGGCGGGTGTGACCGGTTATGACACGGGCCATGCCCGCGCCAAGGCCAGTGGCGATGCCGAAATAAGCCGCCTGAAGGCCGACCATGCCTCAAGCCGCGCCGCCGCTGCCGAGGCGGCAACCCTTGGCCTTTCTGCCGCGCAGGCGCGCGGCGATGCCCTGGAGACGCGCCTCGCCCGCACTGAAACCACCCGTCAATCCCAAGCCCTGGAGCATTTCCGTGAGATCAAACGTCTTACTACTGGCCGTCCTTGTCTCGATGCTGGCGCTGTACGGCTGCTCAGTGACACCCCCAACGAACCCGCCCGCACCGCCGACCCTGCACCCGTGCCCGCAGCCCCCGGCGGGGCTCATGCAGCGGATGCCACCTTTGCCACCGATACCGATGTCGTCGTCTGGATCGACGCAGCCCGCCGTCAGTACGGCACCTGCCGCGACCGGCTCGACGCACTCATTGACTGGCACATGGAGCCCCCCCAATGACGGATGACATCGACCGCGCCCAGGCGCGAGACCTTCAGTACCAGGCGGATTGCGAACGCGAGCGGCGTTACCGGGCCGCGCGGCCCGGCCTCCCCTACACCGGCAACTGCCACTACTGCGGGGCCATCACCGGTGGTGGCCGCCGCTTTTGCGATGCGGATTGCCGCGATGCCTGGGATCGCGAACGGCGCTTGAAACAGATGCAGGGAGTGAATTGATGGGCATGACGATTCAGTTGGAGCTTTGGCAGCTGATCTTGCTGCTGCTGGCGTTCTTCGGGTTTGTTGCCGGTGCTGGCAAGGTGCTGCTGGGGCAGATCGACAAGCGGCTGGACAGCCGGTTCGATTCGATGGAAAAGGCGCGCAAGGAGTCATTCGATTCGATGGAGCGGGCAAGGTCAGAAGCCCAGCAACACTGGGATCGCCGGTTCAACGAGTTGGCCGAGCAGAACCGCATCGAAGTGCAGGGCTGGAAACAACTGGAGCGTGATTTTCTCGGTTGGAAAGCCGAACTGCCCATCCAGTATGTCCGCCGTGAAGATTACATCCGGGGGCAAAGCGTGATCGAGGCCAAGCTCGACTCGCTGGCCAGCAAGCTCGAACTCGCACAGATCAGGGGATCAAAACAATGACCATTGACCAAGCCAAGATTCGCCGTGAGCACATGCGCTGGCATATTCTGCTCACGCTCAACAACGCCCGGCCAAGTGGAGCCTATGAGGAGGTGATTCTGTCGGTGGAGCAGGCCATGTACCCGGATGCGACGGCACTGGAGCTGCGCCGCGAGCTGGATTACCTGGCTGACCGTGAGTTGCTCGACCTGAAGAAAGACCCAGGTGGCCGCTGGTTCGCCGACCTCACCCGCCACGGCACCGACGTGGCCGAGTACACCGTCGATTGCGACCCAGGTATCGCCCGCCCGCAGAAGTACTGGTGACCGGCGATGGGCAAGAAGAACGCCGTTGAGACGCTACCCAAAGAGGTCAAGGAGTGGCTCGACCGCAGCTTGGTCGAGAACAACTTCAGCGGCTACCAGTTGCTGGCCGAGGAGATGAAGGCACGGGGCTATGAGGTCTCCAAGAGCGCCATCCATCGCTACGGGCAGGATTTCGGGGAGCGCCTCAAGGCTTTGAAATTGGTTACCGAGCAGGCCCGCGCCGTCGTCCAGGCGGCACCGGATGAAGATGGCGCGGTCAATGATGCACTGGTCAGGTTGACGCAGGAGAAGCTGTTCGGCGTCCTGATGGAAATTCAGGTCGACCCGGAGAATGTTGATCTGGCCAAGCTGGCCAAGGCCGTCGCCGAGCTGGGCAAAGCCTCTGTGCTCCAGAAGCGCTGGCAGGCCGAGGCGCGGCAGAAAGCGCTGGCCGACGCAGCCAATGCGGTGGGCGAAGCCGCACAGGCCCAGGGGATGGATGCCGCCCAAGTGGAATTCTGGCGCGGCAAAGTGCTGGGGCTGAACAATGGCTAGCGTCATCAAGCCGCTGGGCAATACCGTCCGCGTGGTGGAGTGGGACGAACTGCCCGCCAGTGTTCGGGAAGTGCCGACCGACTTCAATCCGCTGGCCGAAGGTGTCTTGATGCGCCACCAGGTGGCGTGGCTCAGTCTCAAGGCCGCGATCAAGGTTTGCCCCAAGGGGCGGCGCACCGGAATCACCTTTAGCGAGGCTCTGGATGACACCGTCAAGGCCGCATCCCGGAAGAGTGCTGGGGGCGATAACGTTTTCTACATCGGTGACACCAAGGAAAAGGGCTTGGAGTTCATCGGCTACTCGGCGCGTTTTGCCCGCGTGATTGCCGAGGCTCAGGGCCAAGGCGTCTCCGCAATCGAAGAGTTCTTGTTTGAAGACCAGGATGAGAAGGGCAACACCCGGTACATCACCAGCTACCGGATTCGCTTCGCCTCCGGCTTTCAGATCGCGGCCCTGTCTTCGCGCCCGGCCAACATTCGCGGCTTGCAGGGCAAGGTGGTCATCGACGAGGCGGCCTTCCATCCCGACGTGCAGGGCGTTCTGGATGCGGCCACCGCGTTGCTGATCTGGGGCGGAGAGATCGTCATCATTTCTTCCCAGAATGGCAAGGCCAATCCGTTCAACCAGCTCATCAAGGATATCGAGGATGGGCGCTTTGGCGAGGATGCCGCTGTCTATCGCGTGACCTTCGACGACGCGGTGGCCAACGGCCTCTACGAACGGGTCTGCCTGATGAAAGGCTGGGAAGCCACTGCCGAGGGCAAGCAAAAGTGGTACGCCAAGATTCGTAACGCCTACGGGGTGCGCAAGGCGGCCATGCGGGAAGAATTGGACGCAATTCCTCGCGACGGCAACGGGGTGTGCATCCCCGGCGTCTGGATCGATGCCGCCATGAACCATGATGGCCCGGTGCTGCGGCTTACCCTGGATGACGACTTCTCCAAGAAGAGCACCGATGAGCGCCAGTCTTTCGCGGAAGACTGGATTGAGCGTTACCTGGGGCCGGAACTTGCAAAGCTCGACCCGGAGGCCCGGCATTTCTTTGGCATGGACTTCGCCCGGCATCGGGACTTCTCGGTAATCGCCCCCTTGGCCCTGACCCAAGGGCTGCGGCGGCGTATCCCTTTCCTGGTGGAACTGCACAACGTGCCTACCCGGCAGCAAGAGCAAATCTTGTGGAGCCTGATTCGCAAGCTGCCGCGCTGCTCAGGCGGTGCGATGGATGCCACCGGCTCCGGCGAAACCTTGGCGGAATACACCGCCGATGAGTTCGGGCATCGCAGAGTGGCCCAGGTAAAACTGAACCGCACCTGGTACGGCACCTGGATGCCCAAGCTGATCCAGCGTTTCGAGGATGGCATGGTCGATCTACCCAAGGATGACAACATTGCACAGGACATCCGGGACATCGAGGAGATCGACGGCATCCCTATGGTTTCAGCGATTCGCCGGGAAGACCTCAAAGACGCTGACCTGCATCGGCACGGCGATTCCGCTATTGCCTTGGCGCTGGCTGAGTATGCTGCGCTGGCCGTTGATTCTGGCCCGGTGATCGTTAAATCGACACGTCGCCGCCGCACACTTTCGATCACGAAAGGCTACCGATGATTCGCGTACAGAAACGCGTGCAAGGGCTCTATGTCAGTCCCACCGAGTTCGCGGCGTTCGCCGACGCCGTCAAGCCCTCCCTGGCCGGGGAGATCGCCAGCCGCAATCGGCGGCCGGACTTCCAGGCCCTGGGCGGGATGCTGTCGAACCCAGACCCGGTGCTCAAGGCCCAGGGCAAGAGCATCCAGATCTACCGGGAGTTGCGTGCCGAGCCCCAGGTGGGCGGCAACATCCGCCGCCGCAAGGGCGCAGTCAAGGCGTTGGAATGGGGCATCGACAAGGGCAAGGCAAAGAGCCGGGCGGCATCCGTCATTGAGAGCGTGTTCGCCGATCTGGACATGAACCGGATCATTTCGGAAATCCTCGACGCCACGCTCTACGGCTACCAGCCAATCGAGGTGATGTGGGAGAAGGTCGGCGGGTTTCTGGTGCCGGTCGATCTGGTGGGCAAGCCCGCAGAATGGTTCCACTTCGATCAGCAGAACCGGCTGCGGCTCAAGACCAGGGAATCGCCCACCGATGGCGAGCTGCTGCCCGATCTCAAGTTTCTGGTGCCTCGTCAGGAGGCGAGCTACGACAATCCTTATGGCTTCCCTGATCTGTCGATGTGCTTCTGGCCGACTATCTTCAAGAAGGGTGGTCTGTCTTTCTGGGTGCAGTTTTCGGAGAAATACGGCTCTCCCTGGCTGGTGGGCAAGCATCCGCGCAACACGCCGCCCCACGAAACCGATACCTTCCTGGAGCAGCTCGCCGAGATGATCCAGGATGCGGTGGCCGTGATCCCGGACGATTCCAGCGTGCAGATTCTGGAGGCGCAGGGCAAGGGCGGTTCGGCAGAGGTCTTCGAGCGGCTGCTGATGTTCTGCCGGTCGGAGGTGAACATCGCGCTCTTGGGACAAAACCAGTCCAGCGAGGCCGATTCCACCCGCGCCAGTGCTCAGGCCGGGCTGGAAGTCACGCGCGACATCCGCGATGCCGACAAGATGCTGGTGGAGGCCACCCTCAACCAGCTCATCCGCTGGACCCACGATCTCAACTTCGGCGACGGCCATGCGCCCACGTTCCAGATGTGGGGGCAGAAGGAAGTGAATGAGGTGCAGGCCAAGCGCGACAAGCTGCTCTCGGAGAGCGGTGCGAAGTTCACGCCCGCCTACTTCATGCGCGCCTACAGCTTCGTGGAGGGTGATCTGGCTTTGGCCCCTGCACCGGGCGCGGGCGATCCGGCCTTCGCCGAGGGCGAGGCCGCGTTCCCGGATCAGGCCGCGCTCGATGCGGCGCTGAAACGCCTGGCCGACGAGAAGCTCCAGGGCCAGGTGGCGACGATGCTGCAACCGGTGGTCGATCTCATCCGGGAATCCGCCGATTACGCCGAGGCGCTAGGCAAGCTGGCGGCGCTGTACCCGAAGCTGGACACGGCGGCGCTGGAGGAAACGCTGACCCGCGCCATGTTCGTCGCCGAATTGTGGGGACGCGCGCATGGCGACGACTGACGGTTTCGACCTGTACTACGCCATGACCTTGCCGCCCGTCGAGGCGGTGGCCTACTTCAGACAGAAGGGGCTGAGGGTCAGCGAGAACTGGTACGACCTGCTGGACGAGATTCACTCGAAGGTTTTCACGGTCGCTCACTGCGCCAGGCTGGACGTGTTGCAGGACATCCGCGACGAACTGAAGAAGGCGATGAATGGGAATGTCAGCTTCGCCGAGTTCAAGAAGACGCTGACGCCGATCCTCCAGGCAAAGGGCTGGTGGGGCAAAGCCATCGACTACGAGACGGGCGAAATCCTGGAGCGTTATCCAGGCACGGGCAACATCGTGCGCTATGGCAGCCCTTGGCGGTTGAAGCTGATCTACGACGTGAACCTGCAAACCTCATTCATGGCAGGCCGCCGTGCCCGGCAACTCGAAAACGTGGAGAGCCGACCCTACTGGATGTACGTGGCGGTCATGGACAGCCGCACCCGGACTACGCATCAGACGCTCAACGGGCGCGTCTTCCGGCACGACGATCCGTTCTATGGGGCGTTCTACCCACCCAACGGCTATCGCTGCCGGTGCCGCGTGCGCGCCCTGGCCCCTCATCAGGTCGGCGACGTGCCGGGGCAGACGCCGCTGTCCACCAGCGTCGGGCGGCTCGACCGGGTGGATGTGCCGCTGTCCGCCAGCAACCCGGATGCGGGCACCACGAAGGTGGCGCGCTTCCAGCATCAGCCGGGCAAGTACGTCACCACCGATCCAGGCTGGAGCAGCCCGCCCGGATCGTTGTGGCAGCCGACTCTGGATCGCTACGACGCCGATCTCGTCGAGCAGTACCGCAAGGAGGCTCGAAAATGACCGAGCACTTCAAGGCCCTCATCACCGGCGATGATCAATTCCGGCGCGTGATGGGCGCGCTCGGGCAGGCGGCACGTCGCCCGAGACTGGCCATGCAGAACATGGCCGCCGTCATGGAAGACCAGACCGAGGAGAACTTCGCCGCCGAAGGCCGCCCGAAGTGGCCAACGTTGTCCGAAGTGACCGTCCGCGCTCGTCTGGGCGGTGGCAAGGCGTACCGCAAGGATGGCCGCTTGAGGGTATCCGCCCAGCGCACCAGGCGGGAGATGAAGATGCTTCAGGATTCGGGGCTGCTCGCCGGTTCCGTCCATTCGGTGTTCGGCGACGGCTACGCCGCAACCGGTGCCGCCCGTCCCTACGCCCGCGTCCAGCAGTTGGGCGGTCAAGCCGGACGCGGGCGCAAGGTGACAATCCCATCGCGCCCCTACCTGCCGTTCACGGCGGACTTCAAGTTACAGCCAGAGGCCGAAAGGGAACTGCTGCGCACGGCAATGGATCACCTGCGCCGCGCTGTAGAATGAAAAATGGGGCCGCCACCGCCCCACCTTTATTTTTCACCCGCTGTAAATCGTTTTCAATCGACCCGTCCAGCCCCTTCCCGTTTTATCCCGGCCAGTCCCATTTATCTCGACCGTTACGGTAGAGTTATCTCAGTCCCGATCATCATCGGCCTGATTTACGAGGCAGCCAGTGATCTTTCTCTCTGGCCTCGTCTGCTGGAAGGCATGGCCGATTACCTCGGGCAAAGTCCCCTGCCAGAAGGCATCCCCGACAGTCGCCTCGACCGCATCGTCGCCAATTGGTTTCAAGGCTCCGCACTCCCCATGGTCGCAAGCACTTCGCGGGGGGACGAACATGCCCTCATCGCCAGCCTTGCTCCGCATTTCGTGCGCGCCCATGAGTTGCACCGGCAACTGGCCGAAGCGGAGGAAGAACGCAATCTGCTCGAAGGCCTCATGAACCGCCTGCCCTTGGGCATGGCGCTGGTCGATGCAGAGGGGCAAGCCGTCAGCCTGAATCGCGCCATGCTGTCTCTGGTACGAAGTGGTGGCCCCTTGCAACTCGAAGCGGGGCGTCTGGTATCAAAACCCGCACCCCTGCTGCTTGATGCTATCCACCAGGTCATCAGCGGCAGTGCAGCAGACGTGGCGCTGCGCCTGGAAGACGTTTCGTCGCGACTCTCGCTCTGGGTCAGCCACATGGCAGTCAACCAGCGAGAAGGCACGCCCTCTCGCCGTGTCGTGGTACTGGCTGCCAGCCAAAGCGCGCGGGCACTTTCCGAAACGGGACTGTGCCATCTGTTTGGCCTGACCGCGGCAGAAGCTCGCCTCACCCAGCAACTCGCACTGGGGCATACCTTGGAAGAGTTTGCACAAACCCAGTCGGTTTCACTCAATACGGCCAAAACACACCTGAAACGGGTTTTCACAAAGGTTGGAGTACGCCGCCAGAGCGAACTGTTGCAGGCGGTGTATTCGAGCCCTTTGTGGCTGGATGCTCCGCATCAGGAATCGCCCCTACCTCCTTCAGACACAAGCGATCTCACCCCTTTTGGGGGACAAAAACTGCAACTCGCCGATGGCCGGTGGCTGGCCTATTCAGACAGCGGCGATCCGCACGGCCTGCCGGTCATTTACATGCATGGTCTCGCCGGTTCACGACATCTGCGCCACCCGGATGACAGCATCCTTCTTGAAAACGGCATTCGCCTCATCATTCCAGAACGCCCAGGCAGCGGCGATTCCGATCCGCAGCCGGGACGGCGCATCGTCGATTGGCCAACCGATGTGGCCGCTCTGGCAGATCATCTCGGCATCGCCCGTTTTGCCGTACTCGGCTATTCAGGCGGTACCCCTTACGCACTGGCTACGGCACGGCTCTTGCCACAACGGGTGATCTCGGTTGCACTGGCTGCCGCCATGCCCCCCATTGACGGGCTTGATGACCTGCACAACTACGCCCCGACGTTTCGCATGAGTCTCCTCGTGGCACGCCTCACCCCTAGCTTGCTTCCGCCTCTGTTGCGGGTCATGGTCAAGAGCATTCGCCGCAACGTATACCGTTATATGGAAACCTCGCTGGCTGATTCCACACAGATAGACCGCCAGGTTTTTGATGACCCTCGCCTGCGGGCCAGTTATGCCGCAGGTCTGCTCGCCGGTGTCAAACGGGGAGAACAGGATTTCACGCTGGAGGTGCTGCTGGCCGCCCACGCATGGGGATTCGACCCTGCAGAAATCACCTGCCCGGTACACCTTTGGCATGGTGAAAATGATCCGCTCGTCGCACTTTCTGGCGCACGCAAACTGGCTGCACGCATACCCGCTGCAACCTTGGAAACCTTTG